GTGCGTGTAGATGTCGTACCCATGAGAGTGGCTGACCCAGTCACTCCATGACCGCTTGAAGTTGTGGCGTACGCGGTAGTCCGATTCAGGGTCGTCCACGCCTTGGGACCAGTTCGCCAGCGTCTTGTCAACGAGAAGATCCTTGGCCGCCGCGCTGACCGTAACTCCGGACACGACCAGCTTGGCAGCAACATCGCTCGCCGCATTCTCTGCCCCCAGCTTGTTGCGTATGGTTGGCCGCAGTGCCGATGCCGGCGGCAGTGGCCTGACACCGCGCATCCTCGTGCCTGGCTCGGCCATGCCGCCGCGCCACGGCGGTAGACGGAAGACCTTGCCTGCCGCGGCACCGAGCTTACGACCGGCGAGCATGCCCGCTGCCAGCCCAGCAGCGACATGGTCAGCGCCACGCGCAACCAACTTCGCTGCGACGGAGCGCAACGTTCGCGACCGCTCGATGGGCGAGCTCAGTGTGCTGGAGTCAGGGTTGACAGTCACGATTGAATGCACCATGCGCGGTAAGTACTGCCAAACACCGTCGCGCTGTATCGACAGCCTCAAGAACTCAGTTCTGGCATGCTCGGACGCAGAAGGACTGATGAAGAACTTTGCGGGGTTGATGTTGTGGCCATCCGCGTTCATAAGCACCACGTACAGTTGCGTCGCCCCCGGGTTCGCCGTCCTGCTAACACCGTCGTCGCCGGCTGCAAACCTGTTGTCGACCACTGCGCTGCCAGCTATGCTGTTGACTCCTCGCTCGGCCTTCTCATGCCAGACCTTGTTCAACATTGTTCCCAGGAACGCCGTCTGCCAAAGCCCCGATAGAAGCATGTTCTCCCACGGTATCGTCACACTCTGCTCCCCCACGGTGCTGCCGGCTGGCAGTGACGCAATGGCCGCCTCGTCACCTTGGGCACGCGGCACAATGATGCGCATCGTGTTGGACGCTCGTAGCACGGCCGCGATCACGGCCTGCACGTCCGGCCGCTGGCCGACGGCACGATCAACGTGCTTGCAAAAGCTGCGGACCCAGTTGATCTGCTCGTCCTTCAGTACTTGGAATTCGAACTGGCCCATGTCGTCAGGGTCCTCCTGCCATTTGCCCTCCGGCCGCATTTCGGCAAGCATGCGCACCAGGCCGAGAGCCGACTTGCCCACCGTCGACCACGGCAATTTGACGAGCGGATGACCCGCCACCCTGTGCAGGTAGGACATCGCAAGGTAATAATACAACTCGGAGGCGTAGATCGCACGTGCCGCACCCACGTCGACCTTGAAGCTCACCCAGTTACTAACCGAGTCCATGCTTAGTACTGACTCGATCAGCTCGTCCACCGTGGCCGCGAGCAACGTTGCCCGCTTCGCAATGCGCACCGCTTTGCCGTCCGCGGTGCGCAAGCGATGCTGCTTGTCCACGCCATCTCGCCCCCAGCCCTCTGCGTCTGTCAGGTAGTCACGGAGGCTGACGTAGTCGTCGCGCCACCTGACGCTGTCCATCGCCAAATCGATCGTGGCTTCGGACGTCGGCAGCCGCGGCGGCGGTGTATTGGCCTTCTGGCCGGCCAGCGCCTCGTCCAGCAGCGAGAAAGGCTCGCCGCGCTTGTTCAACAGGTCGGTTGGCGTGTACACCTCGCCGATCAGCGTCTTCGGCTCCTGGCACTGAACGTATTCGCTCCGCTTGATGCCAAGTGGTGACAAAATGATGTGCGGCCACTTCTTCGCTGCTGTGCCACAGCTGCTCAGCACTTTGTACTGCGACTGGAAGGTCAACTTGTGCACGCCCCACTCCTGCATCATCCATTCCACCCAACGCCGCCCGGCCTGGCTCAGAGCACAGTACATCGTCACGCAGCACCGCAGCTGCGACCGACTGCCCACCCATGCCGCCCAAATGTCACCCACCCGCATCCTCGTCATGAAGGCTGACCAATCGCCTGCACTCCACAACGGAACCCATTGCTCCACGTCGCGGGTCTCGTCGACCTCGCGCACTGTGTCGCTCACGCCCTCCAGCTGGTCGTTCAGCCACCGCTTCGCTTTGCTCGTCTGCCCGCTGAACATCAGGTCCTCCTCCGACAGCACCATGAAATCGAGTGCCCGCAGTAACTCACGCCTCCTCTGGTCAGGTATCACTTCATTCCACCTCTCACCAAATGTACACAACTCGGCAGCTGCCTCCAGTGCACTCACCGACAGTGCGCCTTCTGGCAGTATGCGCTGCGCGCGACGAACCGCCGCTGGGACGTCGCGCTCGCGCACTCGATCATACTCACTTTCCATCGATGGCGGGTGC